GAAGACAACAAGGTTAAAGCTATTACTTTCAAAAGGCATATCACGAAAATCACCAATTACATCAGGGTTGACATTGATTTTTTTGCCGTGCATCTCAAATTTTTCTTGTCTGACGTCCATAAAAGTTGTGTGAGGTTCGTTTTTATCAAACCAAAATAGGCGACTTCCACAACAAGCATCTAAAATCTTGATGTCTGTCATTCTCTATCCTCCATTACCTGTCATTTCCGCAATCCGCTTTGTCTGTCTCTGATTTTGCTCACTCGCACGTTTAAGCTGCTTTTGTGTCCTGCTTAGCTGTGTACGTAGTCCTGTGATTTGCGACTCGTAATATTGTCGTGCGTCGCGATAGCTAAAATACGACACGGTTACCATCATCCCAAATATTGCGATTGCAAGAAACAATAGTGCTTTCCAATCGTTTTTTAGGACATTAATTATTTTATTCAAGTCATCACGTAAATTTTGCAATAATTCATCTGTTGTCATTCTTCCACACTTTCTATCAGGTCGCTGTTCTGATATATATTCCCGATAACTTCGCAGTCCTCGTTTCTTAACCACAAATCTGATCCGCGTCGTCTATTGTCAATGCGCCAAGAACCACCTCTGAATTGATTCACTTTAAAAAATTCTAAATCACTAGTAATTGTATATTGTAATTTCACGACGTCTCCCTCAAAAATCTCCACGCCGTTTTTATCAAACAGTCCTGTTGATTGCCTGAGAATATAATCATCAAGGTTATCCTCGACAAAATGAAACGTCTCTAAGCGACCAGAGCGAAACTCATCATCTGCTAAGCTGCATCTGTATATTTTGCGTTCACTTGATTTAAAGCCATCAATGCTATACATTTTTTGGATCTTTTTATTAAATGCTCTAAATTTTGGTATCATTATTACTCCTCATTCCATATAGTCATCATAAATCCAAATTTGGTCTTTACTAAGTATTAAATCGTGTCCTGTTTTATCTATTAATATTTGTAATTGTTCGAGATTATCAATTTTTATAAAAATATCAGGAAAATAACCAATTTTTGTAATTTGATAATGTATGCCGCATGATTTTAAATCTTCAACATATTGTTCATCTTTAAAGCTGGCTGCATGCAACTGGTAAATACAACCATTAAATTTTGATTTACTGTATGGATAACGATTTGGTTTCTTCATTCCGCTTCCCTCATGAAATATTCCGTCGATCGCTTCTCATTTGCTAACTCTAGTTTTCTGATAAACTGCATCGCTTCTCTTTTTGTTGCGAACTCATGCTCCTTAAACAGGTTTTTGTCATAAACCATGTAAGTCGCTGTAATGCCTTTGTTGTAAACTCTCACAACGTGTTTTTTAGTCATCTTTTTGTCCCTCCAACCAAACCGCTAACATCATGCAATAATTAGCCATGTCGTTTAACGTGTCTGATAGGCTCTCTGAGACGTTTTGTTTATTTTTGATAAGATTACACACCCGATTGTATTTATCGCCGATTCTGACCACTCCTGCGACAATCCCGAGGTCGTCAAGCGACTTTTCAAACGAGTTTCCGTAATCTGCGTTTTTATCTAAAAATGTTTGATAGTTTTTATCAAAAGCTACTTGCATTGATTCTGGATTAATTTTATATGTCATCCTTTTACCTCTCTCAAAAAATCTATAATCAATTTACACTCGCTCTTATTTACATCATAAGGCAACACACTGTCGTAAGATTTAGGTGTGTATTTAATATCTTTATTAAACTGCCTGCGTCTTTTCATAGTCCCATCTCCCATGCTTTAGCTAATGCATCCATACGTTTGACTTTTTTGACAAGCTTAACATCACCATAATTTTTAAACATCCACTTTTCGTAGATTTCGTCATCCTCGTCCGTCTTTTTTTGTTTAAGACGGTAAGACTGCTTGATTAACGTTATCATTTCCTCAGTCGTGTAGATTTGTTTAAACCAATCTAATACGTTAGGAGGTGGCAATCTATTAAGGTTTTTATAGTATTTGACAGATTTATACACTCTGTCAGCTTCTTCTGGATCCGTGATGATAATGTTGTCGTCTAAAAATGCTTTGATTGACGGCTCCATTTGTTTGTAAAAATCATCTACTAGTGTCATTGACTATTTTTAAGGCATCTTCCACAGATCTAGCCACTCCTACAAGCGCTCCCCTAGATGCCATGACCTCCATAAATTTTTTCTGTTCAGGTCTTACTCGACCTGTTTCATTTTTAACTTCGATAAAAAACACTTGCCCGTCTGGTTTAAATCCAAACAAGTCACAAAAACCTTTTGGTAAACCTGTATCAAAAAATCTGCCGTCTGCTGTTTTAACTTTACCAACGTTGGCTCTAAAAACCATATGGCCCGCTTGTGATAATCCAACACGAATTTGGTTTTGAATTAATGATTCTGTTGTCATACCATCACATACCTTTTTGTATCGATAATTTTTCTTAGCGATTTTACACTAAAAGCAAATACCCAATTCAATTTGTTTTTGTCTTTAGGTTTAAAACCAGCAAGCAACATAGCTCCTTTGAATTGACCGTTTGTAACATAAAAACCATTTTTACGGTATTCAAACTTATGCTTTAATCCATAAGAGGTATGCCCATTTTCATAAGTTTTTGTTTTTTCTAACTGCTTACACCAGTGCAGCAATTTTTCTTGTTTGTCTTCACTTAGTTCTAAAAAACCTTTAGGATGATCACTGCGATAAAAATGCTCTTTAGCTTCTTCGCTAGTGATATTTCCAATTAACCAGTCGTGATAGTAAATCGATTCAGAAGGAATCGGAAGGTCTTCGTAATCTTTTAAAATATCGTACATACTTTCTCCTTTTTTGATTTTGTTCCCACCAATGTTCCAACAGGGTGGAACGCACCAATTCCTTGCGGCTCAAGGGATTAGACCATTTCTGTTCCATGTTCCGCCATTTTTTGCTTTTCTCTCTATATATTTATATTATTTATTTTTTTATTAATATTAAGAAAAAGATGGAACATGGAACAGAAGTCTATTAAACCCAGTAATACCAAAGGGTTTCGCTGTTCCATGTCATGGAACAAGGATGGAACAAAGACGGAACATTTATATAATCTTCACATAAGATTGCATACTTCCATTAGCGTCTTTTTCATTATTCCAAGGAAAGTGGCCATATTCTGTTGGTATTTCGTCAGACGGGAAGAATTTTCCTGCGACTCTAGATTTTTTCTTAACCCAGCCATCAGGGATATTGGTTGACAATTCATTTTCAAAAGTTGATTGCTTAAGCGGTGTGTGCCCATTATCTTTGCACCACTCTTTATACAACCACCATAAGAATCTAGTAGGGAGCACAGTAGAAGTAAAACGCTCAAACCAATCATCTATAAAAGCGAGTATCGTGTTGTTGTCTCGCTTAAAAGCATGCATTCTTTCTTGTGTCGCTTTCGGCTCACTAAACCTATCAAAATCTATATTGATAGCTTTCCAAAGGACGTATTCAAGCACTTCTTTACGATTAATGTAATCATCTTTAATGGCCCAGTTATCTTCCTTTGATGAGAATGTCTTTTTAAACGGGATGATGATAATGCGGCGATAAGTACCATTTGATTTATTTTTAAACGATGGCATCCCGTTTGTTGATTGTATGACGGTTTTTTTAAAAATCGCCATGTAAGGGTTCTCACCTTTTTTCTCGATGCTCACAGGCTCACCAGTCACGACAGAGTTAAAGTTACTACTTTCGTCCACATAGATACCAGCTTGAACATCATCTCCGATAATTACCGTTTTCCCCTCAATAATCGCAAGACCGAAGCGTTCTGAAAATTGATTTAATTTTAGAGGAGCGACATTTTTAAAACCAACCAGATTGCTGATCATCTGTTGAAACGTCCCTTTACCATCGTTACCATTACCTACGAACCAGATTGATTTACGATAAGAGTAGTTACCGTTTAAGGATGCTGCCACGACTTGCCATAATAACTTGACGAGGTCCTTATCTCCGCTCATTAAATCTAATAACCATGACTCCACGTCCCAACCGTCAATGGTTGGGAGAGGAGCGTTTGGAATAAGTTCTGTTTCGATAGTGCTGAAATTAATAAATCGGTAATCAAAAGGCAATAATTTGCGTTTGTATTTGTCGTAAATACCATTTTTAACTAGTACATACCGTCTCACGTCTTGGAATTCTGGTTCGAAGTCCATTGCCCCATATTTCCTATCCATACTCGCTAACATAAACAACACGTTACGGCATTTTGTCTCATTAAACGTAGGTTGTAGAATATGGATTAATTTATAAGCGAATTTATAGTCCTTGATGTAATATCCTTGGTCTGGATCGTAGATAGCTACTTTCCCGTTTTCTAAGGTAATAACATGCAGGTACTTATTTATTCCGATAGCAACAGCTAGTTCTGATAAATTTTTAACATCTTTCCCAGCTTCTTCAAGCCAGTCTCTTCGATACGCTATCAATTTGGATTTGATAGCAGACCATGTTGTGGGTTTACCTGGTTCAATGCCAGGTTCCTCATTTAATTTTTCTCTGTAAAATTCAAAGTCCACTTCTCCTCCTCAATTCCTTGTCACACATACTTTTAAAAGTACGATCAAACTCCTTATCATTTAAAGGGTCAACTGTTTTGTGATTAGCCATTTTAGCTAATGTGTATGCTATTTCAACATCTACATTTCTAAGCAATAGACCACCTACAAATTCAGCGAGACTGTTGTTTCTGCCACCTGTATCACCAAAACCAAGGACAATCGTCTCAAATAATTTAGCTGTTTTATTGCTACCTTGGTAATCTCCAGATGTAAAACTACTAGCATCATACTCGTAAGCAGGCTTTAATTCTTGCAATACAGTTATCAACTCAAGAGGCGCTTCGGTCATTTCGCCAGAGGTTGGCGAATGCACCTTATCCCACACATACATGCCTTTGGCATTGTTTGATGGTGGTACCAACACATAATTGTTAACATGAGCTTTTAAGTCCACACCATCGACAAAACCGATATTTTGCGCCATGGAAACGCCTTGTGGTTTTTTAAGGTAGATATGCCTTCCTCCACTAGGCGTGGTTGCTTGCAAGGTTTTTGGTATCAACCTTGCATGCTCCCATTCTCTAAGGTTTTTCAGACCGTCAACGCCATTGTGGACATCAATATCAATGACAAAAAATGTATCTGTTTTTAAGGCGATATTTGCATCAGGATTATCTTTCCATATAAGACGTAGCTCATGCTCTGTAAAAGCTGGTTTATCCGCAAAAGCGACTAATGGTTTTTTACCATCCTTTGAAATCGGAATAACTGAAAATCCCTTTTGTTGATAATAGATTGCGTAATCTATCATCCCTCTCATAATTAGAATGGAAGATCGTCTTCTTTAAATTCTTCCACAGGGTTAACCATAGATGGAATATCGGACTTTTCGATACGTTTCACATTTAAGTTGTTGTAAGTATTTCCGTTATATTCGGATGTTTCATTTTTAACGGTAATTTTGAGACACTTGTTAAGTAGTTGATTTAAGTAATCATCCAGGGACTTAAACTGTGTACCCTCAGGAATACCTGCTTGCTTAGCGAGATTATGAATGACCCCTTCTGGATATTTCCCGTCTTCTTTTTTGGCAAAAATACGGTGGAAGATAATGTTATTTTGAAACTCTTGTTGGAAGTCTTTGCGAATTCTGAAGTGAATGTTGATAAAGTCTGCGCCATTTTTAGTTGCGTCTTGGACCGCTTTTTCAATAAATGTTTCGTAAGTTCCGTCAGTAATTGATGCAAATTCCTTTGCTTTTGAGTAATCGATTGTAAACATAATGTATTTCTCCTTTTAATATAAAATTCCTAGTTTTTTAGCGATGTAATACTGCCAACCTGGCTTGTATCCATGTTGTTTTCGGTATTCTGTTAGTTCGTCCATCGTCTGGCACATGTCAGGTGTCTGATAGGTACTAACTCTATTTTTTAGTTTTAGTTGTTTTTGTTCAGATATTTCTTGTAATTCAGCTTCTTTGATTTCTTCGATTTCACGTTTGGTCAACTCGTTTTCGTGTCCACATTCTGGACAGATACGAGTATCGGACCAATAGGTGGCATAACAGTTATCGCAAACTCTTGTGGTAGGCTCACCAATCTTAGCGGATTGCTTTTGTTTAGTCTCTCCATCTAAACGCCATTCTCTATCCATGTTAGGTAAACCAAAACGCTCCACATTGCCAACGTGATCAATAATAATGGCTGTTTTCCCATCTCTTGGATTTAACGGTCGCATTGCAAATTGCAAGTATAGCGATAGCGATTGAGTTGGTCTCAACATAATGCAAACATCAACATTAGGCAGGTCTATCCCTTCCGTAAACAATTCGCAGTTAACGAGTATTCTCAACTTTCCGTCTCTGAATGCTTGCATAGCTTCTTCTCGTTCGCTTTTAGGCGTTTTACCGCTGACTGATTGCGATTGATACCCTGCTTGATTAAACATGTCAGAGACTAAATGAGAGGCTTCTACGCTGTGCGTATAAACGATAGCTTGCTTTCCTTTTGCTAGCTTTTCATAGTGTTTAATAACGTCACCATAGATAACCGATTTCATGGATTGATTAACAGAATCCTTAGTAAACTCTCCACCTCTTTTTTTGAGGGCAGAATTATCAATCATGGACGGAGCATAGTATTTAAAGTTAGCTATATTACCGTGTTCTTGCAGCCATTTGACAGATTTCCCAGCTACCAAATCATCCGCAATGTCATCAAATCCATCTCCATTTAACCTGACTGGTGTCCCAGTAAACATCAATACATAAGCGTTTTTGAAATGGTCGATGATTTTTAAGTAAGACTTGGCTTTACTGTGGTGAGCCTCGTCAATCAAGATCACCTCTGGTTGAGAGAGACTGTCTAGTTTTCTGACTAACGACTGCACACCACCGATAGTTAACAGATTTGAGTTAACTCCATTTGCTGCAAATGTTCTCTCTACCTGTTCATTGATTTCTTTTCTGTGGCTAAAAAACAATACTCTGTTTCCTTTATCCGTAGCGCTTCTTGCGATATGGGCCATAACGACTGTCTTTCCACTTCTAGGGAGGCGACTGGACGATTATTCGTTTATTTCCAGTCGCTAATGACCTCCTGATGGCTGTTAGTAATTCTTCTTGATAATCACGTAGTTTCAAATAATTCCTCCACTTTACACCCTTTGCGATCATCTAAACGATTTTTAGCATAAACACTAGCTGATGGCTGTAAAATAAAACCTCTCACTTCTTCCCCATCGTCTGTAGTTTTTTTGACCAATCTAGCCACAACATCTGTAAGTCCAAGGAAGTTGTTTAATATTTTTGTCCTGATATCTGGCATTGCTCTGTTATAAATCATTCCGTTTTCGTCAGTCCATTGATCAGAGGTTTCCCAAGCTAAAAATACAATGCGTTTATTTAATTGCAGTAGCGCTCGCAGACTATCTAAAATAGTAAAGTCAACTCGTTGATAATCAGCTTGACTTGGCACACGATGATTTTTACCCTCGCGCCCAAGATTCGCTAGGCAAGCCCTAAATAACTCGGAGACATTATCTATAACGATGTTGTCATAATCATTCGCTGCTCCATTTAGTAACTCTTTTACTGTGTCTAACCACTCTCCCCAAATTTTATGCGTATCTATATCCGCAATATCAATATTTTCGTTCCCTCTAAGGACTTTTGCCGACTTATCAATATTGATTACAATAGTTTTTCCGGGCAAATATTTTGCAGTTGATGTTTTTCCAAACCCTGGATTACCATAGATTAAATAACAACTATCATTATTTTTTATTTCTGTTGCTTTAGTGATTTTCATCTATTTTACCTGTAAACTTTCAGTTTCAATTAACTCAACTCCAGCAATTTCTTGACCAGTTTTAAGTAATTTAGCTAATTCTTTTTTATCTGGCTTCCGCTCAATTTTTTCGGTCATATATTCGAGAGGAATCTTTGTTTCGTCCAGCACCTCAACTTTTTTGTTTTTTCGTAGCGACACTTTAAACATTCCAGCATCTACTTTTTTCTTATTAGACAAAGCCATTGCTAAATGTATCGTCTCTTTGTATTTATCAATTTTAGCTTGCGCTTGTTTTTGCTTTTCGTAAAAAGCTTCTTTTTCAGCTTTATACATTTCTTCGT